TGTGGGGATAATAGACCAGGTGGTTATCAAGCCCCCTCTTACACGCGTTCTTCTAATAGCGATGTTCCAAATGTTTCCGGCAACCCACACTCATATTCGTCCAATTACAAACCAAGAAACCCTAATAAAAAACCGAAACCATATGATTCTATTTGGGATATATTTTAAAGTATTTATCACTAATTGATAATTACTATAACAAATTTACCTAGCAATCAAAAAACCGATGCTTCCACTTTCTACAACAACCATATTATACCTCTCCTCCCATACGCGGAGGTCAAAATTCCAAAGATTTAATCTCCACGTGTCTTTTCTAACTCCAATTATGCCGCCCGACGGGTCGCACAACACTTGCACATCGTTATTTGGTGGGTCTAAAGGAGGTTGTATCGTGTTGAATTCAAATGTTACATACTGCCATTTATTCATATTTTGAGCCCCAGAAGGTTGGTATCCGTCCCTGTTTGTTCTGACAGCAAAACTATAAACATATAATCCGTCTTTTGCGATTCCATCTGTTCGGACCCATTTTTCTACAAAATTATAAATTCCCTCTTCTAAAACATTTTCTCTATATTCTGCCCCCAACAAAATACCCAAATCCAACAAAATTGTTTTTAGATTTTTAGAGTCTGTTAATGCCTCTGTTTTTTTAAACAGGAACGGGTGTATGAATCCTGCCGTAGGCGGATTGGTGCAATTATTAGACATATCAACTATCGGCTTTGTCTGTATACCTGAAAAGTTCCAATTACTATAGTTAAACCATTGGTTTCTAAGATTCACATCGCTTCTTCTGAACCGGAATAAAAAACTTGAAACCATATCTCTACAAGGAATATCCACGCGTCTGGAACCAGCAACATTTAAGAAATCGTGCTCATATGTCTCTTTTACTAAATATGTATGTTTTTTGCTGGCAAAAACTCTTCTTTCTTCTTGACTTAAAAATACATACGTTGACATTAGATGTATATCCGCGTCCCAATTATTTTTCTTAACATACCTGGCCATATTCTGCGTTTGTTGACCCGGGGACGGGTTAACGACCGCTCCCGAAATGTCTTGGGGTGGTTGCAGAAACCAATAAAGTTGGTCCGTTGCCGACGCCGCATTAGGTGCTTTTCTTTTGCCTAACCCTGTTGTTGGATTTGGGTGAATAACATCTCTAACTGTATATAATTCTTTTATGGGTCGTAATCTAACAGTGATTTTTATTTCTTGGTATTGTAAGGCTACCAAGGGCAATGCTGTTTTACCACCACTATATGTAAACCAAGCCTCTAAAGGTATATACAAACGCCGTCCTTTAATCGAAGGTTGGACATCGGAGCCGGTAAACCCGCTTTCTGTATCGGGATTATTGTTCCACACAGCATTCGGATAAAAGCCATCATTTTGATACGCATTAGCAGGGTCATTGAATTGTCTTTTATCAGCAATCATTTTATTCCATAATAATCTTTTCCCGGAATCATCTCTTTGAATAGCAGCCTCAATATATTCACCGGAATATCTAGATAGTATATTGGACCCAGCATACACTGTTATTTCTTTTAACATTGCCGCACCCAACTTGTTTGTCCATTGGAATTCATATGGAGTTTGGCATCCGGAGACATCTTCTGTCCAGTGCATCGGGCTCCAAATGTCGGGCAAATTAACAACTAAATAAGTATCCCATAATAATTCAGCGTATCGTGGAATTTTGAAAGTTAATTCTGTTTCACTGTTAAAATTCAGTGTTCTTTGGCCCTCGTAATCCAATCTGAAACGTTGCAGGCCAAAATTAGTGTATTTTTTATAAGAAGCATTGAAAAAAGTTTTTGATGGGTTGCCAGTCAAAATTACATTTTCGGCTCCATAGGCAGCTATATTTAATAATCCTCCGGGCATCTTGAAATAATATAATATAATTATTTTAACTATTAGATAAGTTAATCATTATAAATATTTAGGATAACGTTAAAATATAAAAGTATATATATATATCAATGTCAAATCCACAAGAGATTGCACAAGGAATACGTGCTTCAACTGACAAATTTATGAAAAACCCAGCGGAAACTTTATTAAAAGCCAAAAATGCCATTGCTGGAATATTAACAACCTATCTTTGGGTAGGTATTATTTTAGTATTGCTTTTCATGACCTGGTTTTATAGAAAACAAATTAATAAAAAGGCAAATGATAATTACCTAATGGAGTCAGTGTATGACAAAGGTACTGTAATTGGGAATATTAATACAGATGATGTGAATTTTAAGGTAGACGCAGTTAATGGTACTGGTCATGTCAGAGACTATTATATAGCCAGTAGCTACAATAGTTGCTGTGCTGGAGATTTCCAAGACAGTTATGTTGACTTGGTGCCTCTCAAAGAAGTGATTCATCAAGGCGTTAGGGTTTTAGATTTTGAATTGTATATGGTTGATGGTGAGGTGGTTGTTGGTGCAGGTCCCACAGAATCGGATAATATAAAGGGTACTTATAATAGTGTCCCAGTTAATGGTCCCGACGGCATATTAAATACAATAAATGGCCTGGCCTTTCAGTTGCCAACTCCAAATCCATCGGACCCTTTATTCATCCATTTTAGGATAAAAAGCAAAAGTAATCCACAATTATTCTATAAGAAATTAACATCTTATGTGAACACTTATCTTGGTACCAGATTGCTTGACCCAGCGTATGGTTTTGAAGGGCGACCAGGAGCTTACGGTGGCAGTAAAAATATAGCAGCTGAGGCTTTAACATCATTCCAAAACAAAATTATCATCATTTGTGATCAGGAAACCAATAATTTTAGAGGAACTGCTTTTGAAGAGTTGGTAAATATGTCAACAGGTTCACCGTTTTTATCGGAATATAGAAATTATGATGTTCAATATACTCATGACCCTGAAGGTTTGAAAGAGTATAATAAGAAGAATATAACTTTGTCAATGCCGGATTTAAGTGCTCTCAACAATAATTTACCAGCTCAATTGCATTTTTCTTATGGGTGTCAAATGGTGTGTATGAATTATGCAAACAACGATTCCAATATGTTATTTTACGCCAATATGTTTAATGAGGCTCAGACATCCTTTGTCCTTAAACCAGAATCTCTGCGATATAAAGTAGTGACAATTAAGGCTCCCAAGAAACAAACGAAAAAAGTGTCTTATGCGGTAAAACACATCAATCTACCAATGTATCAAGGTACAATATAAATTTTTTTTCACACATTATAGTAATGAAGTGTGACAAAAAACTAACATTTGAAGAATGCGAACTAGCAATTCTGCGACAAGCAGTAGATAATATAGAAAATAAATCTGGACGTAAAATGATTGACATCCTACGGTTCAGGAAATCATTTTAATTGTTGAAAAATTTCTTATTAAAACACAACGCGTCTGTTATGGTGGAACTGCTATTAACAATATATTGCCAGAGGAGGACCAATTCTACGATAAATCTGTAGAACTCCCTGATTATGATTTCTTCTCTCCAGAACCATTACAGGATTCAAAAGAACTAGCCGATACATTTTATAAACTGGGTTTTAAGGAAGTGGAAGCTAAAGCGGGTATGCATGCGGGTACGTTTAAAGTATTTGTGAATTTCATTCCTGTTGCCGACATATCATTCATACCCAAGGATTTATATAAAAAAATACACAAAAAGGCTATTGTGAAATCTGGGATTTATTACAGTCCACCGAATTATTTAAGAATGTTAATGTATTTAGAACTTTCGCGTCCTCAAGGAGACGCCAGTAGATGGGAAAAGGTTCTTAAACGACTAACGCTGCTTAATAAAACATTCCCTTTGCGGGGGAAAGATTGTGATTTTATGGAAATTCAGAGATTATTTGATTCGGAAAAGAAATTATCCGAAGGCATAGAAAAGAAAGTATTTCATATTGTTCGCGATTCATTAATAAATCAGCGAGTTGTATTCTTTGGTGCCATGGCAAACCAAATGTACCTTAGGGATATTAAAAAGTTTCGCAAAAAGAAATTACAGCGCATTCCAGATTTTGATGCCTTGGCTCTTGACCCAGAAACTGCAGCAAATATTGTTAAAAGACAATTGAAAAACGAAGGCATAAAAAATATAACCATTAAAAAACACAAAGGAGTGGGTGCAATTATAGCACCTCATTATGATGTTCGCGTTAATGGTGAATCCGTTGCATTTATATACGAACCTATGGCCTGCCATAGTTTTAATATTATTTCAAAGGGAGGACACAAAATCCGTGTAGCTACATTAGATACAATGCTTAGTTTTTACCTGGCATTTCTATATGTTAATCGTCCCTATTACGACCCTCAGCGCATTTTGTGCATGTCTCATTATTTATTCCAAGTGCAGCAGAGGCACCGTTTGGAACAAAAAGGCATCCTAAAACGATTTAGCATTAATTGTTATGGTGATGAAAAAGCTACAAAGGAAAAAGTTCGCGCTGAAAAAACTAAAAAATACAAGTTATTGAGTGGTAAAAGAGGTACTAAGGAATGGGATGAATACTTCTTAAATTACAAACCTGGAGAGAAAGATGAAAGAAAACAT